TTAGTTCCTTTCTTAGTCTTCTTTCCCCAAGCGATCATGTCGCACTCCAGATCAAACATTTTTGTTTTGTCTACAGTATTCCAATCTATATTTGGGTTTTGCTTTTCCCATAGAGCAACTTGCTTTTTTCTTTTCTCTATCAAGTAATCTAAGACTTCAGATGTTATCTTCATATAGCCATTATAATCTGGGTCTAATGCACCTCTCTTTCTTTCATTAGTAAATATAGACCCACTAGGCTCATATTTTAATTCTTGTATATTTTCTTCAGACATTATTTTTCTCCTTGTTTAGTATTGTCTTTTAACCATTTCATTAACTCTGTATGTTTTTCACTATCTTTTTCTTTGTATAGATCAAACAATTCTTTATTTAGTTCCCACAACTCAATAGCCTTGTCATAGTCATTGCCAGACAATTCAACAAAACCTTTCATTGTAGTTATAAAGTCTTCTTCAGAAACTACCTTTTGTTCTCCGTCATTTAAGTCTTTAAAGTATTTTATCTCTCCAAAGAACGGAACAACCTCAGCGTTAGGAAAGTGTTTTTTGATTTCTTTTGCAGTTTCATCTTTTTCTGCAAGTTTATCTAACTCTTTCTTCCCATCAAAACTTTCTTTTTTTGGTGGGTCTGCCTTTGGTGGATCAGATTTTTTAAACTCATCAGCCTCTTCCTCAGAGTAAAAATCCCCATGCACACCTAATAATTTTAAGATAACTCTGTCGATTGCTCTTTTCTCAGCCATAGCGTATGGGTAGGTGCTTTGCTTTGCATAAGTTTTATAGTTATCTGGACTTACCTCTCCAATAGACCAAGCACTATTTTTTCCCTTGCCATCTTCTATGTAGCCTTGAACAATCAAAGATACTATTTTCTTTTCAGTATCACTTTCAATTATTTTTGGTGCATCAAACCACATACCCAAGTGAGAAGATATCTTCTCTAGTGCTTTGTGCTTTACGATCATAACATTTTGATTTTGTGGCAAAGACCAAACTGCACTATTTCTATCTTTTACATCAACGATCTCTCCAACCTCTTGTAAAAGTTTTTTTAACTTATCGTTTATCTCTGCCATAATTAATTCTCCAAACTTAATATTTCTACGCTAGTACAATCAGTATGCCTAGTGCCTATAAAATCTCTTTTAAATTTTACTTTTCTTATGGCTTTTTTAGATTTGTAATAAGTAACTAACTCTTGAGTTATAATATTTTCCTTGTCATCTGGAAAAAAACTATCGTCAAGAACTTCATTTAACCTACATAATCCACTAGTAGGAAGATAACATAAATCTACTTCTTTCATTTTGAAACTCCAAAAATAATCTTAAACCATCTTACTAAGAAAAAATCTTTCTCTGGTTTTTGTGCTTTATCTGTAGCCTCTCTTATATGAGAAACTGGAACTTTAGTTTTTGATGCTTTCTTTATTTCTGCCTTAACCTTAACATTGGCATTAACAAAAGCCTCGTTCTCTGGTGTGTCTGGATTATCTGCGACAAACCTACCTTTTTTAGTTCTTGCTCTTTTTAACTTACTTGCAACTTCTTTAGTTTTCTTCTTTGCCATTTTCCACTCCTTTGTTGTATTGTTGACAAAAATCTGCAACGGAACAATAGTTACCTTTGCATCTGTTATATTCGCCTTGACGAAAATCTATTTCATAACCACCAGTATATTTAGGCATATAAGCAGTATTAGTTTTTTCATGCCACTTGACATATTCAATAGCCTCTATCTTTGTGTCTAAAACTCTTAATGCTCTCTTTTGTGCTTTCTTTCTAACTGCCCAACTATCTTTCTTTTTCCATCTCTCGTCATCAGAGCATAGAGGTAATTTATTGTGCAGATCGTAATTTATTTGGGCGTTTTGATGTAAGGAAATTCTTTCGTTTATATATTTTTTTCTTTCTTCTGGTGTCCATAAAGGTATATCAACCAACACAACTGGTGTTTTGGGATAATCCTCTTTTTTCTCAGCATCTCTTCTGTTCCAATCTCTTAGTATGGCACATATATTCAGCTTGTTTACTTTCTTTTTTTCTTTCGAGAAAGGTGTAAAAACTGCATGGTAATTTTGTTCACATAGGTAGGCATAACAATTTAACTGTCTCTCCCATTCCACTTTTCCAAAGATGACAGACCAGACAGAAGTAACTTTGTAATCAACTATGTTAACGCTACCATCTTTTTTGTCTATCTCTTGCCTATCAATAGCACCAGAAAATTTCCAACCATTTACCTCTGCATATAATCTTTGCTCTGTTTCAGAGAACATTGTGTCTTCAGACCTTTCAAGAATGGCATGAACTGAAGTTCCAAACAAAGACCATATCTGATCTACTGCATCTATTTCTATTTCATCTTGGTGCTTTTGCCTCATCAAGGCAACTCTAGGACTATCAATAAGAGAAGTTACTGATATGTCAGCGTCTCCTCTGCTGTATTTATCATTTTTAATAAAATCAACAAATGGTTGTGGCAAACCAAATTTATTGGTAATCTTCATGTTAAAACTCCTATGTGTTAGTTATATATATAATACTAAGTAAAATAATGTCAAATAAAATATATAAATCAACTAAATTTGTTATTCACGGAGAACCAGCAAGTAAGAGTAATAGCAGAAAAATCGTTAAATTTGGCAAAAGATTTGGTGTAATAAAATCAGAAAAAGCTAGGAACTATGTAAAAATATTTGCTGAACAATGCCCACAATTAGAAAAACTTATTGAACTTGATGTCAAAGTTGAGATAAAAATATATTATCAATCAAGGAGACCAGATTTAGATGAAAGCGTGATATTAGATTGTATGCAAGGAAAGATATATGTTAATGACAGACAAGTTAAACAGAAACATATATTCTGGGGAATTGATAGGGAACAACCCAGAACTCACATCAGAGTTACGCCTATGGAGATTTGTGATATGCCAAGCGATTTCTGATAGTTATCTAGGCACGAATAGAGAAAAGATAACCATAGGACTTTGGATAAGAGGAGATGACTTTACAAAAGTATGTGATCTCGCTGACTTAAATTCAGAGAATGTTAGAAAATCTATTTACGAAATATTAATTAGTAAACCAATCATTGCCAGACATCTTGGCGAGAAGTTAAAAAGATTTATACAAAACCATGCCTCAAGACATCACTAACTAGATTAGTTCTACTAGTCTAGTATTATATATATTATTTCTACTAGACTAGTATAATACTAGTACTAGTATAAGGGCGTTCTAAAAGTTTTGAATTTTGATTTTCATTTTGGGGTTTTCGTGGCAGCCAAAAAATTGCGAAGACTTAACATCTTGAACTTATAAGTTAAAATTAACTTTTATCTTGATTATGGATTGTTTTATGATTATGTTTTTCGTTGTAACACATGGAGTAAATTAATGGAAAATAGTGAAAGCATCAAGAGTGATGCATTAAGATTAGGGAGTGGTCAGCATAAAGTTAATTGTCCATTCTGTACCCACCTTAGAAAAAAGAAACACATAAAAACTCTGTCATTAAAAGTAGAAGAGAAAAGCATTTTCTTTAACTGTTGGCATTGCTCAAAAGATGGAGTGATAAAAATAAAACAAGACAATTTTAAATTTATACGGAGAGAACCTTTGAGCCAGACAATAGAAAAGAAATGGAATGATATTGATAATAATGTTGTAACTTATTTAAAATCCAGAGGCATATCAAAAGATACTGC